CGGAGGAGGTTGATGAGGAACGTCGAATTCGACTTTTGGAAGTTATCTGTCGCCGCGGAGTAATCCCCGGAAACAATAACCTCACCAGGTACGAAGCGAAATCCGTTCATCGTGGCGGGAGTAGGAGGCCCTTGAAGGACGACCCCGGTGCGAACCAGGGCTGTATAGAGGGTTGCGGAGAGGGGAGCGAGCTGTAACTGAAGTAGGGAACACACGGAGACTCCGCGGTTCTTCCCAGCATCAGGAACAGAGCTAAAACGTCGCTCTGGAGGGATAGGGATGGGGGGGCAAAGGCCGAGACAGATGTCCCGGAACGTCGCTGCGGAGGTGGGAGAGAGGAGGTGTGGCTCCAGCTTCTCGAGGTTAGAAGAGAACTTTGGGACGGTGGACTCCACGTTTTTGAGATACGCGGCGTCCCAGTTCGCTGGGAGAATGCCGACGGCTTGACGAGCCGCCAGCTGGAAGGGGTTGGAGGGGGGAGTGTTACGCTTACTGACCCGACTTGCAAAGGATTTGAAGTCGGATTCGGGTGTGCCAGTAGACTTAAACGTCTTACGAAACTGGAACACGGTAGCGCACTCCGAAACCTCCTGAAGGGTGGGGCGCTTCGGCAGGAACCCAAGGATTGCAGAGCATTCCTTTTTCGTGGGGGGGTTCGAGGGGAGAGAGGTGGCACCGAACAGCGCTTGAAGCGCTGAACGGGTGGAATCCCAGGTATGATTCCGTTTCGGCAGGTCTGTAGATCGGCTGCTCGGGTTGTTTTCTTGTCTCATTGTCCTTTGAGGTGTCACTGCGTGCGCTCCGCTGTGACGATAGACCGGGTTGATCCTGTTTTCCTTCAGGTTCCGATTTTGACTAATCGGTAAAGTCCAGTACAATCCTTACTGGCTGGATCTCCGGGGTACTTCTTTTTCGCCCTGGGTTTATTATTCTGGATTTTCCTTTCCATATTCCCCTTGATGGGGGGACACACCTAGCCAAGAACGGCGTGTTCTTTTCCGTGCATTAGTTGGGGGTGGTTTACAAGTTATTCCACTCTTCGAGCCATAAGGCGCTCCCCTAAATCACGATGACCGTAGGTTCGGTTCTCTAGGAAGCCTACCTGTTAGTACTTACGTACGACAGGTAAACTCTTTAGGCCAATGTTTACACACTGGCTTCCTAGGGACTGGGTGATCATGTTCAGATCAACCCAACCGCTACACAAGACCCCGTCAAGTCCTAAAACTGACGACGCTGTGCGCCACACTTTACCCTAAGGGTA